GTCTCTGCCATCTTTTCCTTGATTTCGGCGGCTGATAGTCCGAGGTTGTCGAGGATCATCAGCGACTTGCGGCCAAGACCCGTCACTATACTGTCAACCATGTAATCCACCGACTGCCCTGTGTCCGTGGCCTTCTGCTGGGCGAATGCGAGCATGGTGCCCAGTTCGTCGAGTGGCAGTTTGAAGTCGTTGAACTTCACGGCAGCTTTCATTAGTTCGAGGTCGGTCACTGTGCCGTGGGTGGCTTGGCGCAGTCCGTCGAGCAGGTCACCTCGCCCGAGTCGCTCAAATGCTATGCGCACGCCCTCGCCGGCTCGGGCCAGTTCGATGCCCTGCTGTACCATGTCGCCCAGTTCGCTGGCAAAGTTCAGTCCCGCGCCTGCGATCTTGGTCATAACGTTACCACCGAACACCTGAAGCATACCGCTCAGCTTGTCGCCACCGAACAGGCCACCGCCAGAAGGCATGGCGCTACTCAGCGCGTCGGCCTTGGGCGTCTGCTTCAGCGACTGGTTTATCTTCTGTACCTCCTCGGCCACGGCTTGATATTTCTGCCGCATCTGGTCGATGGAGCGCAGATAGTCCTGACCTATTGCGGCCTTCTGAGCATCGGTCATGCGGTTGTATTGCATGGTCAGGGCCTCGATGGTGCCCTTGTAATCGTTCATCTGACCCTTAGCGGTCTTAGCTGTAGACTCAAATCCGCCCATCATCTGGACGAACTTCTGCATCTTGTCGCTATCCTTACCGAGTGCCTGCTGTAGTCCGCCATTGGCATCGGTGAAGCTGTCGAGGGCCGACTTAGCCTTCTTTAGACCGGCATCCCATTTGCCGGTTTCGACCGCAAGTTCTAGTGCTGATTTTGCCATATATCTTATCCTTCTTTAAATGCTTTTTCAATCCATTCTTCTACATATCCAGTCAGTGTCTGTCCCAGCTGCTGTGCTGCCTGCTCCATGTCGCTGCTCATGCTGTGGAAGAATGAGCGTGGAGCGATATTGCCGCGAGCACCCCACGAGGCTGTTGATCCGCGACCAGTGGGACCGAACGATTTGGCTGTGCGCACGTCGGTACCAAACTCTAAGAATCGCAGGATGAAAGATCGGTCGGGACCGAAGTATTCGTTCAACTGACGGGTGCGGGCTCCTACGTGTCGGGGTTTTACTTGTCCTGGTTCATATAGTCGGCGGCGTGGGCTTATGCGTCCGCGATTACCGCCGATGTTGATATTACCTGCATACTCATTCTTATACATTCGGCGCAGCACACCACTCTTTGCGCTTCCGGCCTTGGCTTGTGTGTCGGCTTTCTGTACGGCGCGGGCTCGCATAATTGCAAGCACCTTGCCCAGTTCCTGACGAACTACCTCGCTGAACCATCCGTCGAAGTTTTCGCGGCTCATTTGGCCACTGCCCACCATCGCCACTTGCTGTCGCACGTTGTCCTTCAGAGCCAATCGGTTGAGTACCGAGCTGATGGCTTTGTCGAGTTTATCTAAACCCGAGAAGTCGGCTCGCAACGCGTCTATGCGATTGTTGGTGACGCTGAGTCCTTTAAATCCTGTTATAAATTCTGCCATTTATGCCTTGTTTATTCATTCGGCACAAATGCGGTTAGGGTTTACTTTGTTGGGGGAAAAAGGGGACGGGTGCGTGACAGTAGTAGCTGCCAGGTACCTGTCCCCTTGTCATGGGCGATTAAGGCTCCAGCATGCCACCGCCTTGCTGATTGCCTCCGGTGTTGTCACCACCCTGATCCGATGGTGTGTCGGTGTTCTCGGGCTCCTGCTCGCCCTTGTCCTTGTCAGATGCCCAGCCGAGTGTGGCACTGGCGATGGCCTCGCGCACCTCCTGCGATGGTCGGTAGTTGGTGTGTGGGGTGAGGTCGGAGAGCGACAGGTCGTCGGCATTCTCCACCCACTTGCCCGACACGCTGGGATAGAGTCGGCCCAGCACGCCCAGGTCGATAATCTTGCCGTTCTTCAGTGCGCGTGCTGCTGCCTTCAGCATCAGTCCTGCACATGCCACTATCTCCTCGGGGGCGTAGGTGGTGTTCAGGGCTGCCATCTCGCAGATGTCGCCGAAGTCCTCGGTGCCGTTGGTGATTACTCGGGCCACGTAGCCCTGCTTCTTGGTACTCGGATTCTTGAATCCGATCTTCTTCACTTTGAGAGTTAGTTTACTCATTCTTTAATTTGTTTTTTTAAGTATTAATAAATTCAACGCATTGAGTTGCGCAATTCAACGCATTGAATTCGCAAACTCAACGCGTTGAATTATTTTCTACTATTGGATGATTTCGCGTTTCAGGTTTACCAAACAAAAAAAATGGGCTCGCCGCTGCGAGCCCGTGAATCTAACTAAACAATAATTCACTAACTAAAAAACCTTTTTAAACTAAAAACCTAAAACTATAAATATTACTATTAACATTACGATATAATTGATTATGATAAAAACTATTTCTACTCTGCGAATCTTGCAGCCTCCCAGATGCGACGGGTGACGAGTCCACCCAGCTTCTTGCCGCCGGCAGTTACCCATCGCAGGAACTGCTCTTGTATCTCCCAAGTCTTGCGACCGCTCTCGATGTACTTCTTCAGCGTGCTCGAGTTCCAGTTGGCAGGGCCGCAGTTGTAGATGAAGTCGAGCACGGCATCGTATCTGCCTTGCGTGGATAGCATCTTGCACTTGTTGGCCACTGCCTCGAATCGGGCCAGGTCTTCCTTCAGAAATTGCTCGGCCTGATACTGGGTTATCTTATCGCCCTTCTTCACTCCTGCCGTGTGACCATAGCCTATGGTCCACACACCTACGCTGTCGGTGTATGCGCTCAGTGGGCAGGCTTCGCTCTTCTTGATGTGGTCTATTAGTCGTTGACTTGCTTTCATACTCTACAAATCGTTATTGGGTTCTATCTCTGCGGGTTGTTTCTTCTCGCGTGTTGCCACATCTTGTAGATCGTCTTCGAGAATCGAAGCGTCGACATCAAAGTGCCTCGCGGTCTTGTCGATGAGCACCTTGGCCAGCATCTTCCACACTCGGGCGTGCTTGTCGCCTGGCAGTCGGCAGCTGGCCTTGTTCTCAGCTATCGAGAGCATCTGTTCGGCGCACACCACTCCGGCGGTGACGTAGCTGATGGGCACGTAAACATCCACAAATATCCACCGCTCCACGCAGTAGGCCAGAATGATGATGACGAAGCGCTCGATGAGCGTGGGGATGACCTGCCGGAATTTGTACGACATGAACTTGGCCTCCTCGCGCTTCTGTTTGGGGTACATGATATGCACGCGCTTGTCGAGCTCGTAGGCGCTCCATGCGTCGTAGAGCACGAAGAGGGTGGCGATGATGATGAGCGGGAAGGCTGGCTCGAATCGGCCCACTATCCAGCCAATGATTCCGCCAAATGTGAGTGAAAACCACTCGAATGATTTTATTGCCATGATTCTTATGTTTTTTTTAGTTTGTGATTACATTCCTATAGGTCCGAGTGCGCCATTGCCCACGAAGGTGAATGTGCCTTGTATCAGATTGCCACGGGTGGCGGTTATCTTGCATGTGCGCAGAATTGCCGTGCCGGTCATTCCCGATGGCTGATAGCCTACGCCGCGGTTGAGAAACTTCAGTGTGTACTGGTTGCCTACAAATAGGGGGTCGGTCAATGCTGCATTGGGGTAGGATGTTATCGATGCGAATGAGGCGCTCATCACCAGATAGTTCACCGTGACCTGCCACTGCTTGCGGCCTGTCAGATACTCGCGAAATGCGCCCTGAGTGGCGCTGGCTATCTCGATGAGTTCGCTCTCCACCTGTATCTCAGTGGTCTTGGTGCCGGCTATAGTGTTGCCATTCAGCTGCACGATTATTATGTTTCCGTTTAGTGCCATATCGTATTTATTGCATTAGTGTAAATGTATAATTGTCGTTTCTCAGGTCGAATCCCACGCCCACTTGTCGCCATCCGCTACCGTAGCCGGTGATGCTGAAGGTGTCCATATACTCGTCGTCGTCGCGGGTCGAGTTCTGGTTCTTCATCTTTATCACTATCTTTCTCACTGAGCGGAACATGTAGGCATAGTTGAGCTGTGCCGATAGGTGTCCGCCTATTATTCGATTAGGCGTGTCCACATAGTCGTTCACCAGCATGGTGATGCTCTCGGTGTTGGCACGTGCCTGCTGGCGGATAGTGCGGGTAGGCTCGGTGCGTGTGCCCATATACTTGGCCAGACCGTTCACAGCCGCGATGAGTTGCAGACCTGTGATGTGGTCACCCCAATATACAGATTCATAACCGCGAGGAATGAGCTGGAAGG